GGCGGCCCAATGGGTAAACCCCTTTGTCACTCGGTACGCTACGCCAATGGAGTCTGGCAAGGAACTAGACTAAATTATTTTTGTTTTCCAACGCAACCCACCACGTCCACTCACAAGGCAGTGTACTATCCATCTCCAGTGAGTCTGGTCTCTGTACACCCGTCGCGACACGCTCTCTCCCCAGATTACGTGGGCCAAGCCATATCGTGAACATGTAGAGCATTGCTAAAATATTTGTGGTAATTGAACATAAAGAGAGGTATTATCCTCCCATCGATGGTCCCACTCCACGGGAAACGTCTGGGCGATGGTAGAATCTAAATCCCAGCGTCTCAAGATATCCTCAATCGCGAGTTGTCTCCAGCGCTCGACACCATACGTTCTCTCAAAACTGGCTCGAGCTTCCTCACATACGGGGGCCACCTCCTTGATTTCTTGGGGGTGGTCTTGTCCAAATTCGGCCTTGAGGCGGTACATCAAACCGGTGTCCATATTCTTGAAACTAGCCATCAATCCCTTACTCATGCGTATAAGCGCCTGGGAAAAAGATTGAAGGATAGGGACACCTAGGTTCAATGCCAGCTCGCAAGAGCCAACTAGACCCATCATCGGTCTTACCAGATTTGGGTCATTCCAATGCCTGGTTCCACAACAGGCATGAGATAGGACTTTCCGCCAATCCCTGATCATCACGTCGATCTTTCCATTGAATACAATGCGGGATTGACAGAACACCACGTCGCGGTAATCTCTGGCGACATTCTCGATCTTGAGCTCTTGACCATAGTCCAAGAACACTTTCTGAAGTTCCTTACTAAGCCTGTCGAAGTCCTCCTCTTCGACAAAGACTAAACAATCGTCGCCATCATCTAAAATACTATACAACTTTATGCCCATCCGCTTCATGGCGGCGCGGACCATGAGTACCATGAGAAGACAGTTACCAAGAGCCGTATTGATATCGCCAGACATACGACCTCCGTTGACCACGTATCTAATTCCTCCTGCTGTCCTACACCGATTGACTTCCTGCCAGGATAACAGACGCTCAAACTCGGGTTGTCCGGGTACAACACGCTTATAAAAGGCGTGTTCTACTCGAAGAACATCGAGTGAGACATGTTTATCCCAACGACTACAATCGATTGAAAAGACAACTGGTCGTTTGAACATGGCCATCTTGCGCTTGATCAAATCAGCGCGGTCAGCCTGGTTAAGGCCTTTGGCTACTTCCCGCATCCCATCCTTTCCCTTAATGTTATAAATACAATGTTCAACGGGCCGCAAATATTGTGCAATCTTAAGATTGTAGCGCGGCGACCGTGCTTGTATTGGTCTAGGGTCTGGATTGGGTTTAGCAGCGGGATCCATCTTCTCCGCTTTAACGAAAGATTGTATTCGTGCATCTCCAGCATCAAGTGGCTTCAACAGTATAGACTGGTATGCCTCCTCGTACCGGCGCTTACGTGAGCCAGTAAATGACTCAACAACTCTCTCG